ACCCAATAGCGTATGAACCAGACCCCCCACGGCCATGACTGCCGGATCGTCTTTTCCAAACTCCCGCAGCCGAGCCTTTAACGCTTCCGCTTTCCCCAGGTACAGCCGCAAATTATCCTTTTGCATCACGGATTTTAACGCCCTGAGATAGATTTCAAACCGATTTTTCAGACTGTAATCATCAGGAGGCGCAATCATCAGCGCGTTATCCTCGCCGCCCATCCTAATCAATTCCTCATTCTTTAACGCCAATGCCGTCATGAACCGTTCCGGATCTCCGTACCACGCACTGAGTAAATCACCATTAAGTCGGTGGCCCCAACGCTTCCGCATCTCGACACAGTGCGCCAGCAGCCGGGGAACGTCCATCTGTTGATACTCTTCCAGCACATAAAATTCCGCCTGTCGCGCGTCAAACCTTGCTATTTCCGCATCATCCGGACGGACAATGCCGACAATCGCAGCATAACCGGGTTGCCCTTCACCCTTGGCCGATACCTCATCCGGCCAGCCGATACAGGCGCACAGATCATAAAACAACATCCCGGTGTCTGTGTTGCGATACCACCATGGGTTTTCAACGATTTCAACGCCCTGGACCTCCGCAAAATCCAGTCGGGCCTGCAATGTCTCGAATGGGTACGGGTGTGTGATTAGCTTAATCACCATGGCCCACCGTCCGCCGGGGTTCGTCGGCATAAATCACGTCGTCAAAAAACTGACCGGCGCCCGCAAACGTCTGACGCAGCGCATCCGCCTTATTCGGAGACCGGCCTAAAATTTCCTTTAAATCATCCTGGCTGGACACAACAATCTTACCCTCTTTAATCTCATAAATGGGCGTGAGCAATTCCTCGATCAATTCTTCATCCGGCGGCAACATGGCCGAATTGTCGGCCCGCAGCCATTCCCGCAACTGCCACCACAATTGGTCCCTCAAATGTCGGAACTCGCCAATATCAATAGCGATTGTCGGAGAACATGCACCTTTGACGCCGATAGCCACACAACCAAGCGTCTGCATGTGAGGCGCGACACCTGATCCTACGCCGGTAGCGTCCACCCTTGCCGATGTCACCCGATCATGAGATTTATACCATTGCGCAGCACGGAGCCCGGTCTCGATCATATCAATCCCGCCCCATAAATCCCGCTCAGGCTTAAGCGCCGTGACGTATCCACCATATCGGGCCACCGCTGCATTGTAATCGTTGCCGAACTCCGCACAATCCAGGCCCATAATGCCCTCGCTTCCAACAGGCGGAATATCTCCGAATTGAGACACATAAGCGTCATGGCGTGATCTTGCCCGACTGACCCATTCCCGGCTGATTAGTTGGTTGCTGCCCTGTGCCGGATACCGGCCTAAAACCATATAAGCCAGCGCCGGATTAACAATCACATATTGTCCAGGCTGTAACGGTGGATAACAACCGCCGCCTTTGCGCTCTGCAATGGCATGATTGAGAAACTCCGGGAGGTCAAACAGGGATTCAGATTCAACCTTTTCGCCCGGCACGAACGGCCGCGCCCACTCGTTAATGCGCCTGACCGTTGTATCCCGGTTTACGGCCCCAGGGATAACATCGGTGCCGGTGATAACATTTGGATGGTTGAACGCGGATAGGTAAACGATATTGGCCTGCCTGTCCCTTACCATGCGATAAACAGCCCCGGAGGTTTGCCGTGGGTTGAACATAATCAACATGCGAACGTGACCGCCCGACATACAGGACTCAGTGCCACGGTACACACAATCAGGGAGCGCGTCGCCCTCATCAAAAATAAACAGCATGTGCTCTTGATGTTTCCCGGAGAACTTCGCTTCCTTTTCTTGGTCTGTACCGCTGGATGGGATGGTAACGCCGATTAAATATTCTTCTGACGCCCGTCGGATATCCATTGATGTGATGGTATCGCCAGCGAATAGAGCAGGGTTTCGATGGGCGATACTGCCGATTTCGCCCCATAGCAGGTTTTTTAGGTTGTCCAATGGGGGAGCCGCAGCCGTGAAAACTTTGCATTCTTGGTGGGCTTTATAAAACCATGTCGCCACCCTAGCCGCGCCATGCGTCTTTCCCGTTGCATTGGCGGATATGGCAACCGTAATCATATTGTCTCTGACAGATTCCATCATCCGGACAACATCATCGGTTAATTCTTCCCGCAGCACTTCCCGGCAAAATCCGGCTGGATCTTGTTGATATTTGGTGTAATCGGTGGACTGTGCAAGGGTTTGGAGAAACTCAGGAGATAATTGAGCAAACAAATCAGCAGCTATTTTTTGATTTTGGGCTATTTTTTGTTGTTGCATACAGCCTGCTTTGCCATATCAACCAGTCTATTTTTGATATCCGCCGCCATTTCGGGAGGCATGGATGCCAGTATTAAATTTAGCGTTTCCTCATTCAACCCCCGCTTGTTGTCTTCCGCATATAACCCAAAATGCTTTGCCAACTTATCAAGAGCCTGGCCTTTATCCCAAATCTTGACTTTTTTAATTGTCTCTACTTGCCTGTCTTCCCCGGAGCCTGAAAAGGATTGACTAACATCAATGCCGCCGATGCACGCCGCCGTGTCATCATCCAAATCTTGGATGGGGATTAGGGAGCCATCAGAATTGAAAAGTTTTTTGGCGTTAAACTTTGCGAGTTTGTGGATTTCCCGGAGAGTCCAATCTGCTGTTATTTCTGTGCGCTGTTGCTGTCTTTGGAGGGAAACATTCAAAGCAGCTTGAATTTGAGGTTTTTTTAGGTTTTCAGCACCAATAAATGGCGCTGTTTTCGGAGAGTACCCGGCAGTTAAAGCGGCCCGGCTTGCATTGAGATCAATCAGGTATTCATCAATAAACCGTTGCTGTTTTGGAGTGAGTTTTTTATCCATATATCTCAAATTAAAAGTTTATGATGCAAATCTGTATCATATTAATTTTAGACGGTCAAGCAAAAAAATAGCCGGAGGTTTTCGCCCCCGACTATTCGATTTAAGTTATTGAGTTTTAATTATTTATTCATCTTCGTAATCGTCTTCATCCACCGAATATGACGGAGAACTGTAATCAACCCTATCATGGCTTGACGCTCAGGGCGTTAGCCGGGGCGAGGCAATTGACCAATTAGTCATAATGTTCAAAGATTGGGGATCGCACCCCATCGACCTGGAATCTGGATGGAGTATAACCCTGATCCCAGATAAAAAAGACACGCACTAAATCAAAGGCCGGCCCCCCCATCACCGGGACCGGCCCCTCCGGGGCATTTCATTTGTTTTTTACCCCCGCCTCATTTTCAAAAACATATCAAGCGACCTCGCAGTAAACTTCAATTCTCTAATTTTCCGCGTCTTATCGGTGTAAATAAATCTGGCAGGGCAAAACGTAGATTCAAAACAACTGGTCGCGCCGCCCCATGTCACCACCGGCTGAACAAATACCCCATATTTCGCATAAACCCACTTCTGGTTGAGTTTAAACGCTTCCATAAATGAATTATTACCCCACGCTTTCGGTTTAATGTCTATGTGCGATATCCCGCCTTGCGCGACAATAAGACATTTTTTTAAATCAACCCCGCAATCGACATTTGAATAAAACAGGTGTTTTGCATCAACGTTCCACGATATCCTGAAATCAGGCGTGTATGTGTGCTTTTGCATCAAGCACTTTTCATCGATTCTGACTTTCGTTTTCAGCTGGACCTCTACGCCATAGGTTATTGTTTCTGAAAGATCGAATGTCCGGGGTTGATACTGCCAATCAGAAATATATCCAGCTTCGTGCAATTCGTTTAACCACCATGAAAAATGGACCTCTTCCTTACTGTCTGCTGTGTCAAAGTCGAGCGATCTTAATTCCATCATTCCCCCTTCCCATATCGATTAGGCACAACAACCACCTGCCCGCCGTTCATCCATGTGTAATACCGGCCCGATTCGTGGGGCAACTGGCCCATTGGCAGGCTGACAGCTTTGGTCAACGCGGCCTTGTAGAGCGCCAATTCTGATTTTAATTTTTCTATTATATCCACCAGTTGTGATATCTCGCTCATCGTCACGGCTGGCCACCCATTGGGCCTGTGGTCCTCTTCGAGCATCCGCATTTTGTTTATTAAGTCTGTGTTCATTTGGCCCCCTTCAGGACCGCCGCAATCTGCCGCAAAGTATCGAGTGCGGATTCCGGGCTATCACCCAATTTAATTTTAAGCGGCAACATCACATAGCTGCCGTCATCTTTCTTTTTTGGCTTTCGGTCTGAGCCTTGAGGGAATACCCATTCCGGAAAAATTTGCCCATCCTTACCCTCATTGCAGGCCACAATGCTGATTTCTCCCTTGTATTCTTCGACTTTGAACCCTCGACGATACTTTTCATTTGTGACAAAATAATTGTCTTCGATTTTTGCCATTGTCTTATCCTTCCCTTAAAAAATATCATGGTGTACATGAATGCGCTTTAAGCCCTTATTGTGTGCGGCCCAAAATAAAATTATCTCTTCCGCATAATCAAAGCCAATATACCACCCATTTTCATCCTGAGATTGCCTTACGGCAGCTAATATGCAGGCTGGGCAATTGTTCGCTACCGCCCTAAGATTTTTAATTAATATCGGCCTTGTATCGTCATGGCCGTTTTTTTTCTGAAAATTATTAATATCTGTGAATAGCGCTGCTTTTAAAGTGTTTATGTGCTCCTGTTTGTTTTCGGCCATTCGGCATAACCCGCAAACGCGTTCCGGATTATTCGTGC